GTGGAAACACCGCTCTCATTCCAGGGCCCGCACAGCAATGTGCGGGCTTCTGAGCTTATGATATTCGTTTACTTGGATGAATTTGGCCACATCGGCCCTTTCGAGTCTCGAACATCGCAAAAGCATAACGAAAGCCCCGTGTTCGGCTTGGCAGGAATGATGCTCCCTGAACGTGCGGTGCGTCCTTTCGCAACTTACTTTCTCAAACAGAAAGAGTTCCACTTCGCCGATGAAATCAAGAAGTCAAAGAAGATGGCGGCGAAATGGGAGAAGAAAGGAACCTCGTTTATCCGCCCCAAGCCCATTGCTGAGTATGTCGAAGCTCGGCGAGTCCTTCATCGCATTCTCAAGAAGATCGACGAACTAGGCGGTAACGTCTTCTATTATGGCCGCGAGAAAATAGTAGGCGCCAAAGATCTGAACTCTATCGGCCTATACACGACGTGTCTTTCTCACGCTCTTCGCAACATTGACGCTGAATGCGAAAAGAGGAAGGAGCCGTTCGTCGTAGTTGTCGATCAGCACTCAGCACGAAAAGAGCTTCTCGAGTGCGCCGCGAAGACCATGTATGGCTCGCAACCATGCAGGAATCTGGCCAGTCCACCTTTCGAGGTTGAAAGCTACATCAACCAAAATATTCAAGCGGCTGACTGGATCGCAACTTTGATTGGACGATTGTTTGCTTACCGCACCATACCCGAACAATACCCCGATCACGAAGGGATCGACAGAATATTCAGCAACAGAGTGCAATCTCTCGAATCTGGCTGCATATTTGAAAAGCGAGTGAAGCGAACCGCCGTGAAGGCACCCCGACAGAAACCCTCACCGAAGGTTGACCAAAACCACCCCTTCGCGGCGCTAGCCAAACTACGCGCGGATCAGCAATAATAGTCCCAACGCCGTGAAGTGCCGGGGTTATCCCGTTCGCGAAGCCTCTAACGAACGGTATCGGGCAGGCAGACCAACGCCGTCTGAATTTCGAGGATTATTCGACAGCGTTGACGATTGGACCGGTTGCGAACGGGGCGTCGATTTGGACGCGCGTTCCCATTTGGTCAGCGACGCCTTGCGAGGAGAAAGCGGGGCGCAGCCCTTTCAAGGCCGCGTTCCAGCTGGTCGGCTTCACCGCTAACACGATCCGCGACCAGCCGGTTCCGCCCGCTCCAGACACAAGTCAGGATGCAGGCGTAAAATTTCTTCACTTCCCCTCTTGCGCCCGGTTTCAGAGTTGCATAGAGAGGCGCTCACCACAGCGTGGCCCGTTCGTCTATCGGTTAGGACGTCAGGTTTTCAACCTGAAAAGAGGGGTTCGACTCCCCTACGGGCTGCCATGTCTATTTTTTCCCCAACAAAAACAGCAGCCTAGCGTTCAGTTTTGCCCCACCGTGTCACACGGGGGTCAAAAGTGGGACACTTTTGTTCAGCTTCTGGTCCCGGTCAGCTTTGCCAGCGCGGACTCCGCGCGTAGCCTTTGCGATGCGGCCTTGGTGTAGCGTGTGACCTCCTTGCTGGTCTGGTGGCCAGTGATAGCCATGATCTCAAATTCGGTGCAGCCAAGTTCCGCCAGACGCGCGGCGGCGGCCTTCCGAAGACCATGGGTCGAACAATCCGACAGTTTGGCCTTGTCGCACCACGCGCGCATCCGGTTGCCGAATCCGGCCGCCGTGAAGGGCTTTCCGTAGGCCGTCGAAAGGAAGGCCAGATCGCCCGTCGGGGATGCGTCGATGATGCGTTGCAGTTCCGGGATGATCGGAAGCTCAAGCCGGACAGGCTTGTTCTCGCGCCCCTTGAATTGCGTGAAGACCAGCCACCCGTCCCGGACGTGTTGCTTTCCGAACTTCACCAGATCGGAACGCCGCTGTCCCGTATAGAGGGCCAGAGCCAAGGCCAGCCGCGCGGTGGTGCCGATGGGATGGACGGACTCGAACCTCTCTATCTCTTCCAGCGTCCAGCTATGGTAGCCATCGCCCTTGGACTTCAGCTGCTCCACGTCGGCAGCCGGGTTGCGGTCCAGATGCTCATATTGCACCGCGAACTTGAACACCTGCTTGATAGCCTTCAGCATGGTGTTCGCGGCCTCGGGCGTCTCCACCAGCGCGTCACGGCGAAGGCGGATGTGCTTGGGCTGGATCAGCGCGAACGGGTTGTCACCGTCCGGTGTGGTGCTGCCCTTGGGGACGTTGTTGCAGAAGCGTTCCAGCGTGGCCCGCCGGTCCTTCTGGGTCTTGGCCCCAAGCTGCTTGAACATGCCCGACGCGGTATATTGGGCCACCAGCCAACGCATCGTGCCCTTCTGGATAATGCCGGGAATGGTCTTCTTCTCGCCCCGCGTCCTGGGCGGTGGTTTCAGCGCGGCGTGATACTCGCGCCAGAACTCGGGCGAGCCCAGAGGCCCGCGCAGGCGGATTTTCCGGCCGTCTTTGCGCAGGTAAACGCGGACGTTTCCATGCCGGTCGGTATCCTCCACCACATATTTGATTCTCACTTTCATGTTGCTCTCCATGGGATCAGTCCCACGGGTTCGCAGCATCGGACGATTCATCGCCCCCCGGCAAGGCATCAATTGCGGCGTCCAGCGCCCGAACGTCCCAAAGGACGCGGCCATAGACCCGCTTGGGGCCGGGCATCATGCCGTCGGCCACCATGCGGTCAAAGGTGGAAGGCGACACGCCAGCATAGGCCGCGCCCTCAACCCGCGACAGGAGTCGCGCGGTCGGGGGCGGCAAGACCCTATGCTGGCGTGTCGCGGTCTGCATGTCAGCCGATCTTCACATGGACGCTGGCAACGCCCGAACCTGCGGCCGTGACGGCAAGACCCAGCGGCGTGAAGGCAACCGGCGTCGGGGTGCCCCCGTCGTCTTCCTCCACCGTCACCAGCCCGTCGCCGTCGGCAAAGACCAGATCGCCCACGGCGATCACGTCGGTTCCGACCTTCAGCAGATCGAAAACACCGACCGTCACCACGTCCAGCGGCTGGCCCGTGGCCGCGTCACCGGCCGCGATTCCGACCAGTTCCCCGATGGTGACGACAGCGCCGCCCGTGGTGGTTGCCGGGGCTGCAACCGTGATCGTGTCGCCCCGCTGGATGTAGTTTTTCATCGGTCGAGTCCTTTCGATGTTCTGGGAAGGATGCGGCTGGCGGGCTTGGCCGCCATGGCCGCGATTTCGGATTCCAGCGCCGCCATGGCCGCCGCCAGTTCGCGGTCGGATCGGTATTCGATCCGTTCGCCGTTCTGGTCCTGAAAGACCCGCGCCCCGGAATAACGGGCGGCGCGCAGGTCATCGCGGAAGCGGATCAGGTCGGCCAGCGTTGCCACGATCAGGCTCCCGGATTGCGGTAGGCCCCGCGCCAGTCGGTCGCGCCGCAACCGAAGTCGAGAACGACTCGGAACTCGCGTCCCAAAACGTCCCAGCCATCCCGCGATGACAGTTGCGGGCCGGGGGCGCTGGAAAGGTATGCGTATTCGAGCACGGGCGCGGTGGCCGGGTCTGCAAAGACGAACCAGCCGTTTCCGGTCAGGCGCGGTTCCACCAGCAGCGTGAGGCGGATCGGCTGCACATCGTCGGTGGTGGGGGCGTAGATCGTCGCCAGCAGCTTTTCCGCCATGGTTTCGAGCGCCGGGCCGACCAGCAGATAGCGCGGCGTCACGTTGATCGGGGTTTTCGCGTCCAGCCCCTTCATCGTGCGCAGGGCCAGCCGGGCGGCGGTCAGCGTGGTTTCGTCGGGCGCGGCCCCGGTCCCGGCAAGGTTGCCGTGGTCGGCATGGAACAGGCGCTTGCCGTCGCCCATGACCGGCCCGGCCCCGCTGGACTGCGCCAGCAGCGCCAGCAGTTGCGCGGCTTCCGTTTCGGCGGCCGCCCGACCCATCATCTCGCCCCATCGCCCGAAGGCCCCCAGATCGTCGTTGACCAGCGCCTTGCGCGACAAGGCGAACGTCCCGGCGAACGTGTCGAGCGCGTAGCCCTCCTTGGCCTCGCCAGTCGTCATCGCCTTGACCTCGCCGTGTTCGCTGACCTTCTGAAGCCCGCTGAAGGTGCCCAGCTTCAGGACGGAAAGCGCCCGGAAGTCGTTCGCCGTCCGCTGGCGCGCGATGGTCTTCAGCGGCGATTGGGCGGCCTGATAGGCGCCAGCCAGCGTCCGGTTGCCGGATTCCGTCAGCAGGGCCGGAAAGTCCGACGTGCCGTGCATGGCGCGAGTCAGCAGGTCTTCGGCCCCCAGCCCGCGCGTGGCGATGCCAGCGGCGGCCAGCGCCTCGCGGGCGTGATCGGCCAGCCCATAGCCCATGAACGGCCGGGCGGCTTCCGACGGGGCCGTGCCCATCATGCGGCAGGCCAGCGCCTCGGCTTGCCTGGTGCGCATCACGGCCGGGTCATCGGCCGCCGGGGCGGCGGTGCGGATCACGGGCGCGGTGCGGGTCTGGCGGGCCGCCTGCGCGGTTTCGCGGGCATCCGCAATGACCTCTTGGTCGGTCAGCACGTCGCCCGCCTCTTCCATGCGAGTCGCCCATTCGTCACCAAGGGCGGGATGCGCGGCCCGGCAACGCTGGATCAGCGCGGCGCGGTCTTCGGTTTCGGGAGTCGTTGTATCCTTCGGCATGGTCGTTTCCTCTTGCCTGATGATTGCCTGCGGGTCGGCCGGGATCGCCACGATTGACACTTCCCGGATGACAGGGCGGCCGGTCCTGACCCGCTGGCCGCCTTCGGTCGTCTCGCGCCATTGCTGGACGCCATAGCCAATGCTCACGCCCTTCAGCGTTCCGTCGGCCACCCTTTCCCAGATCGGGGCGGCGTCGGCTGCGCTGGTCCGGCGGATCGTTACGACAAGGCGGCCGTCTTCTATCCGGGCGGCGGCGATGCTGCCCACCACGTCACGCGCCCCGCCTTGGCGGTGGCCGTCGAGAACGGGCAGGCCGATCAGGGCGGACGTGTCCAGCCCGGCCGGGTCCAGCCGTTCCAGATAGGGGCCGCGCGCATCGCGGCGGTTGACCGGGGCGAAGGTAGAGGCGACGGCCTCCACCGTGCCCGCATCGGCATCATAGGTGCCGGGTCGGAACTCGGCGGCGCGAATGTGGATCATGTCGGAGTTCCTTCAGGCTTGGTGCGCGGCCGGAACGAGTCCAGGGCGATTTCCGAGTCCAGATCGGCCAGAGCCCAGCCGCGTTCGGCCACGGCCTTTTTTCGGCTGGTCAGACCCGCGTTGATCTCGGCAACCGTGGCCTCAACGTCCTTCAGCGGGTCCACCTGCATCGGTCGCGGCGGAAGCCATTCGACTTGCAGGAAGCGGCGCGGATCGGACTCGAACTCGGGCAGTTCACCAGCGGCGGCGGCCCAGCGGATGACCTCGCGCCAGACGGGATTCAGAAGCTGGGGGATCAGCGTATGATATTGAATCTGTTCGACTCTCTGGCGGAACGGCAGCAACCCGGCGCGCAGGCTGGAATAGTTGGCGCTCGTCAGGTCGCCGGAAAGCAAGTGCTCGGGCAAACCCAGCCCGGCGGCCAGCATTTGGAGATTCAACCTGATGAACGGGGCCACCTGTTGTGCCTGCGCCGGGGTGGCGAATTTAACGTCCCACCCGCCTGCCAGCCGCTGCAAGGTGCCGGGCTCAAGCGACGGTTGGGTTTCCCCGTCGAATGGGTCATCCCCGCCGACGGCGTTCTGATTCACGACGAATCCCGCGAACATCGCACTGACTTTCGTTCCGACCAGCAGGGCGTCTATCAACTGATCAAATTCCCCGGCGGGCAGGATGACCGGCGCAAGCCAGCTAACGCCCCGGACCTGCCCCGGCCCAAGGGGCTTGAACACATGCAGGATTTCAGCGGCGGGGATACGAACGGGCGTGCCAGTGGTCGCAAACACGTCGGTCGGCCGGGTGGGGAGGACGTGATAGGCGTCCCGCGTCCCGTCCGATGCGAACTCGATTCCGCTCACGCAATACCGCCCGCCGGGCAATTCGCGGGTCATGGACTCATCAATTAACTCGGCCGGGATCAGGCGCAGGCGGGGGCCGTCGGCCGTGTCGATGATCTGGACAAACGACTCGCCATCGACAACCAGCGCCCGCGCGACTTCGGCCTGAAGGCCCCAGAAGTCTGTCCGGCCGTCGGCGTCGGCAGTCTCGGCCCAAATGTTGACGGCGACCACGGCCGCCGGGTCGCCCGTCGGCGTGATGCCGGTGCCGATCAGCGCGCCGGTCCAGTTCGCCACGGCTTGGGAAATCCAAGGGTTGTTCGCGGCCAGGTAGCGGGCTCGCGCCCGCAAGGTCGGCCCGGCGGCCATCGTTTCCGCGCCCGTCCGACCGAAACCGCCAAGGCCGAATCCACGGCGGCCACCCGCCGCGCCGTCAAATCGGCGGAAGTGGGCGGGGCGGTCGGTGCGACGGAACAGGCGGTCAAGCAGGCCCATAAGTCACACCAGCTTCGCCAGAACGTCCCGGATCAGTCGGCCCGCGTCGATCTGCAACGAGGCGTCGGAATGGCCCGCCTGTCCTTCCCACCAAGCGCGGGGCGAGACGCGCTCACCGCCCATGGTCAGCCCGAGCTTGAAGTCTTCGCCTTCCCGCGCCCGCTCGATTGCCTCTTGAACCGTTGTAAGGGCGATATGCACGCCATCGCCCTTCAGGTAGCGCGTCGGCAGCATGGGCGCAGATTGCAGGAAGCGGATGAAGTCGCCCAGCAGGTGGCGCGCGATGCCGAAGGCTTCTGCCTTCTGGGCCAGCCGCATCACCACGACGGACTCAATGGAGTACAGGTCAGCCCGACCCTGCCGGTCGGACGGCTCGATGAAGTGCCGCTGGGTCAGGTTCCTCAGCGCCTTGTCCAGAATCGGGAACTTGTCGTCGGGCAGGTCATCCAACTGTGCGAACACGGCTGCGGCGTGGCTGATTCGGAACATGGGCAGGGCTCCCGGTTGATGCATTACGACTCATTAACTCAATTTGAGTTGTAATGCAATGCCGAACCTGCTACACCTCGAATCGCCGGGTGAGTGGTGTCCTCGGCACCTTTCTGGACCACGCGCCAGACCGGGCGGCGGGAACCATCTCCCCCGCCGCCCGACAACCCAAGAGGATTCAGCATGTTGCCTTATTCGCGCCACCTCGCCGGGGGCGGCGGCGGTCCGGGTTCGGACCGAAAGTCGCCCAATTCGTTCGCGCGCTCAGAGCGTCAGCGCCGCCGTGCCTTCCGGGCCGCAGCCAAAAAGTTGCCGAAGAACCTGACTCCTGCGGCACGGGAAGCTGCGCTGGCGAAACTGGCGGCACGGTTCGGACTGGCGTGATAGCATCCTTGTCAAACAAGGGAGGGAATCGCGAATGGGCATCGGCGATAAGATGCTGAATGATGCGAATGCGGCAGACAAATTCCGTGCCGCTGCTATGGCGATTACCGGAAACGACATTCAAATTCTTGACATGACAGATGAAGACTTGCGCCAACGGATTGCGGTTGTCCGCTATGCTTTGAATATCCTCGAAGGCGAGGCGAAAGACAGGGGGGTTGATGCTGCGCGCGTCCCGCCGCCCGGTGTTGATCCGGTTGACTTCTGATCCGGCCGGTTCCTCGCGCTGCGGACAGGCTATTTCATTCTAGAATCGTCTTGCCGGTTCCCCGCAGCCAAACCATGGACCAGAATTGTTGATCCCAATTCGTGGCGTGCCCATCCAGATATTTTGAATTTCCCAAAGCCTTTCCGAATCTGCGCACAAGTGCGTCAAACTCCGGGTCGGGCCTATCAGTCGTCGCCATTTCAACCCGACCAAGCGCGTAAGTCAGAATTGCATGAAACAATGTGATGCGCGTTGCCTTCTGGGAATCATAGTTCCGTGGGCCGACCTCAGCGATTGCGGTTGAGTTGTCTAGGCTCAGGACTCATAGCCAATAGATGAGGATTGCGGCGAGAGCGATGGCGGAGAAGAAGGCCTTGGGGCACCTGTCGTATCGGGTTGCCACGCGGCGCCAGTCCTTGAGCCGGCCGAACATGATCTCGATGCGGCT